CAGACCACCCCACAGGGAAGTCTATTGATTTAACAAAATCAACGTCTCTTAGATAGGTGATCCAAACACCCACATCCTTCCCCATTTTGAGCATTAGGTCTAACTCATCAAGATCGGGGAACTGCTTGATCATCGATTCGATGCTCTCCTGTATCTTACTAGGTTCCTTACCAGACACTACACACTGCTCTGTGTGGTTGCCACTTCTAGGAGTCCTATGGATAAATTCCTCTGGAACGTCTTGTCCCATGAACATCATATCTGCAATCTCAGCAGGAATAGGATTCCAGTTAGCAAAGTGAAACTTCATTGACCCCTGCTCAACATCATCAGAATCGTGTTGCTCTTCTAGTAGATCAGAAGTGTATATTTCCTGTTGCATGGCATAGTCTACAGCCACTAAGTTGTCTACCCAGAAGTCACGATAGATAGCATTACAACCCCATGTAGGTATATCTTTCCAATTATGCTGGTTGCCTTCACACCACTTTCTAGATTCACCATTACCAAAAACAATAGCCTTATTCTGTGCATTATCTAAATTGATCATAGGTGAAAACTCAAATATTTTGTTTCGTTCTCTAGTTAGCATGATTGCCTTGTCGCTTCAACTCTAAGTTTTAAGTCTTCAACACGGCGCTCTAACACAGATATTGCTGTGTTGAGGTTTCCCATGCCGGCATTTTCTTCATACCTGTTTTTCATCATACCAATCTCTTCGACTAGTACAATCATTCTTTCTAAGTCTGTCATATTGTTAGATACTCCCTATCCATATAATCCATGATATTATCTTGATTGACAATCTTACCATCTGACGTTATGGCCCACACATTATATATTGTTTGGAATGGCATACCCATCCCATATTGAACACTCAGAGGCATATCAGTTTTTCTTTTGCTGTATGCATAGTCTGGATCAAATCCAGCGATGAAATGTCTAATAGCCATTTTAGACTTTAGGAATTCATCACCACTCCATGTATTTGTATGCCAAACTATTTCACGATCAATGTGTTGATTGATGGCGAACTTGTGTATCTGGGGACATAGGAAGAACGGCTGATAATGATTCATATCAAAGTCTTCCTTAATATTCTGTAGAAAACGGAACGATTGTGTTAGCAACGTATATTGTGTTATTTCCCACCAGCGCTTGTGGTGGTAATCGTAGTCATTTTCATGGGTGTATCTTTCTTTGTTGGTGTTCCTACTATGAGGGTATCCCGTACTACCAAATAACCTATCTGCCTCACAACCCGTGGTGAATAGATGGTTACGTATATCTGCGGCCCCAAAGATGTTACCTGTATTCTGGGTGGTTCTAGTCCATGCTATCATTTCTTTGTATGCTTTAGGATACTCTTTTATCGCATCCCACCCAGATGTTATTACGTTTATCTGATCTTTGGGACACACTTCATAAAGGGCAAGAAGTATAGCAACACTGTCAATACCACCAGAATATAGAACATCAATGATCTTACCCATATCACGCATCTCTGTGGCACGCTCTATCATAATGTCTTTAAAGGCTGGTAGGTTTTCGGTGTACTTGTATTCGACCTCTTCATAGAACTTGTTACTAGTCCTAAACAGAAATTCATCACCGTAACCAAGAGCATCATTAAGATACCAACTGGGCAACCTATTGACTTTCTTTAGTTGCCTGCTTTCTTTCTCTAATAGGAAATCAAATTCAAATTTAAAATCCTCATCAAAGGGTTCCCAGTGATCCCATTTCTCAATGTTCTCAACATAGGACTTCCAGCAATTACGGTAGTGATTACTTATGTAAACAAAGTCCTTCACTTACGCAAAGCTCCCCATGAATAAGAGAAGAGGTCATTACCTATCTCATCTATTTGATTTGCTACCATCTGTGTCTCAAGTTGTGTATCTGGTTTACATCGTAGATTACATACACGGGCAAATGCCATTAGTGTACCACTCCAGTACCATTCAGTCATCATTGATTGTGGTAGTACCATACGAGCTTGTTCTGGACACACACCCTGCCTTAGAAGGTGTTCATACGTCCACTTTGCTTTCTGACAAACCTGTTCATAATCATCTACCATAGAATGTCTAGGATTGATATCAATCTCTTCTTCAGACGATCCTTGCTTCTTATCATCAGCACGACCACGCCATGCATCAGGCATATGAAATTCTACTTCATGATCTACGTACCTACGAGATACTTCATTCCACACCAATCCAACTTGGTGCTTAACCAACTGCCTGGCAACAAACACTGGGGCCTTGACATGGATTTGTAAAGATGCATGACCAAAAGGACTCCAATGATTATGCTTAGCAAGATAATTAATGATCTTCTCATCTTGTTCAGTCAAAAGACCCACTGTTGGGCCTGCTTCTGGTATAGACATCCACTCTGACGTTTTTGCAAAACTAACCCTAGCAGCGTTAACTACGGATAGGTCTGATCCCATGTGATCGACATATGTTACTTTACTCATCTAAACTGTCCTTCTCTTTCTTTGATGTTAGTTGCTTCCAATACGTGCCGTGTAAACAGTTCGTATGAAAATGGTACGAATTGATCTCTAGCCATGATCCATTGAATCTTTGCTTGATCTCGTTCTGCTTGAGGTATATTCTCATATATCATACTAGCATAGTCTTCATCGATTTTCATTCTGTGTGTAATAATTCTAGCAGTGGCACTATTAGTGAATCCACTAACAGACCTATCATCCCAATCCTTAGAATTTATTGCCATCACAAATCTTAGTTTCATTTCCTCTTCTGTAAAGTGAGTGAAGCTCTTCCAAAATGCTTCAGTTCTATTACAGGTTTTATAGTGCATTAAGAGGTATTCTTCTAACTCATTAAATGCACCAGAACAGTACTTATTGTGTTTATGGGGCGTTTCCTTATTCCTCATGAAACTCATAATATGTAGTACGGTCAATCCAATAGACGGAGAGTCCAAAGCATCTAAAAATCCAGCGGCAATACCTACTGCGAAACAGTTACCTACTGCTGGGTCAGCCATCCATCCAGGCGTATAATGCATATGCCCAAACTTCTCACAACCACTATAATCATAAAACTCTTTCTCTGCCTCTTCCTCTGTAAGAAAATCAGAACTATAAACATACCCAGAACCGTATCTATCTCTCAGTGGTATGTTCCACATCCACCCAGCAGTCGCTGTCTTAGCGGTAGTCATCATACTATTCCATCCAAACAAAACCTCGTTTGGCGCCTTATCTAATCTCTTTATCTCACCAAACACAGCAGAGTTCGTTGGTATCTCTGACGGGATAAAGGAATCAGTCATCTCTTTAATCAACACTCTACTGAACCCCGTGGCATCAATAAAGTAATCTCCAGATAATACTGTGGCACCGCCATTGGCGCCAGTATTATCAACTAGTATATGGTCAATACCCTGTGAGCCCTTTTGGACATCAACAACATTACCATAAACAGTTTGTATCTTATCTTTAAACTTATCAAATATAAACTCAGATGTATCAGTAGAATCTATATGCAATGCTATAGTAGTATAGAACCTATCAGCTTCTACCATATACGGCATCTTGCCATCTATGACTTCACTACCGATACGACCTATCTCTTCGCCTCTCGTTAAACCCTCTAGGTAGGTAATACATTCATTACGTCTACCGTTAACAGGCCATCCACCAACCATTGGAGTATCACCCCAACCTTCAAAGACAACACCGTATTTTGGCCAACAATTATTTGATTCAACAAACTCCTTGGCAATACCCATACGATTTAATGCGGCTACGAGTGGTGGAGTAGAACTTTCACCTACACCAATTATAGGTATATCTACACTACGTACAGATATAACATTATAACCATTAGTAGCAAGGAGGCCACACGTTAGTGCGCCTCCTGTACCACCACCGACTACAACAACAGTTGTCATCGACTTCCGTTATTCACATACTTACGTGGTTTATAACCTTGCGGCCACGTAGGATGGCGTGTTGCTAACTTAGCACAACGCTCTGAGAGTTCTTTGTTGGAAACTACCAACTCAGCACACTCTCCCTCAAGTTTCGAAACTTGAGCTGTAAGTTCGGCAGTCTTGGATTCAAAGAACCCTTCGACTCTGACCGTCTTGGCCAAAATGGCCTTATTTTTTTCATCCATGATTGGACTCCTCTATCAACTTCAATAGCTTTAGTTTATACCTCTTGACATCAATTGTCAAGAACCTTTTGTAATCTTTCATAAGTTTTTTTAAGTTAGGCCATATAACATCCTCATTCAGTTTTTGATCCCATTCTACGCTGAACCCAACCAGTTCATCTAATATAATTACTGTCTCTATAGACACACGCCCACCAAGAAATTCTTTCAAGAGCTTAGGATGAGTGCCATCCTCAACTTTAAAAAGATTGTCAAACGGTGGGGCATTGATTAGGGGTTGTAGTTCAACTAAAAATTCTTCAAAGAAACCTTGTCTCTTTAATTTCCACGATTGATAATGTTCATCAGTGAAGTTAGCAACATAGCCACTTCTGTCCTTGATGAAATTTGCTATAAAGTAATCCTGTGGATTTGAATACTTCTTAGATATACGAGCGAAGAAACCTCTATCTTTACGTTTATAGAACGATTCTCTCTTGATCTTTGTCTTACCTTTATAGGTGATGTAGTCGTAATCACCCTTGCCGAAATGAGCCTTCAATGCACAATACATCAAATAAACGTCAATCGGTTCCATCGTCTTTTCGGTAGCCATCTTCTTCAACTCTACTTCTCACACTAGCAGGAGATAAACTGGCTGCAATAAACGAACATGCAGCCAACATAGGAATAACGTATATCATCTTGTCTGTAAAATAGGCGACAATGTACGTTGGTAATAATACTATAATAGCCTGTAATAGACTATTTCGCATCTGGCATTTTCAACTTATATAAAATATAAGGTTCTTCACCCTCTACTTGTAGGGGTATAGATTTAGCATCTGGGTCTACTGGTTGTTTACCTACGTAGTGCCATTCTGCACCTAAAGCACGTTCTTCTGCGAACTTGTCTAGCGCCTCATCATTGGCGGTTACAAATATAAGTGGAATGATTGCAAGTAGAATAAACATAGTAGCTCCTAGCTATATTGGCAATTGTGCCTGGCGGGGAAGGAAATTCAAATCTCTAGCATTAGCTTCGATCTTTTCCTTCAACGCTTTGGAGATTAAACTCTTAACCGAATCTGGTTCAATTGCTTGATCCTCACAATACCACAGGACAGCATCCATATGTGATATCTTTTTTTCTTTAACAACTTCTTCTATCTTGATAGCGAAAGTTTTCGGTGTGTTCAATGACAATAGTCTTCTCCAATTAAAATAATAAAGTGTGGGGTTAACCATAGACCCCACTCGCATGTATTACGGCATGACCCGAATGTATTACGGCATTACCCGATAGACACTAATTAATGACCTGTCTATCGGTCAACAAGGTATTACGTTTTAAGCACGTAGCGCCTTGTAACCGGCTGCAACTACTGCTCGTGTAGGAGTACCAATCATGTACTTCATATACGATAGACCATCAAAGGTGGACACACGCTTATTCAGATAGATCGTAAGACCTTCAGAACGAAGTTTGCTGATTACCGAACGGACGTTCTTAACACCATAACGTGATGTAATCTGTTTAGCGGTTAGTGATGCACCATTTACGAGTGCGGCTTCGACCTTAGCGGCCTGGGTAGTAATAGTCATAAAATATCCTTTACATGACAAATAAGTTGAAAAAAGCATCAACTTTTATTGTGAAGTTTTTACAAGAGAACTTCCAAACTCATCGAGCTTTCACCCGAATTCTTATTATGTACAGAGTATAACATAGTCTTATGTATATGTCAACCCCCTTTACGAATAAAGTGGGGAGTATTCTGTTGCTAGGTTACTCCCCGAACCCCGACAGATTACGCAGCTAGTGCGAAATCCTCATATGCAATATTATCGTTTGCATTTACTAATTTGACCAATAACGGAGTCATCCGACAATTCTCCACTCATCTATCTCTGCCTGTCGATCCTATTTCGCCCCCATCAAAAAAAGACTAGGTATATTAAACCCGCTAGTAGGGTAATGTCAGCACATATACTCCAAACGATATATGCTTTAAACATCCACTTACTAACCTCTCGTACTAAGGGGGTCTTCATCAGAATCCCCTAACAATATCTCTAGCATTCTAGTCTCCTTTTGGTGGAGGCGGAGGGTACTGCCCCCTCGTCCAGTTCAGCTTTCAATTCGTATCATCAAATTGTATACTATTTATACCATATCAAGGTGCAAATGTCAAGTCCCTTTTATAAACTACTTTCTGTCCAACATCTTCAGCTGGTTTCATCATAGAATCAGTACCAACTGATATAAAACAAGCAATCTCAGGCCTAGGCCATTCAATCATACTAACAGTCTTAGTCTCATCATTACGAAGCATCATAACCTTATGTCCATATTGAGCATCAGTCCAAAAAGCAACAGGTTCTTCTTTAGAATTCTTTTCAATCCCCGTCATTATTGAGACAGCATCCCCGCATAGAGTTGGTCTGTGTACCACAAAGGCACCAACTTGAGGTTGGTTTAGTTGACCTTCCACTTTTGGTTCTTCTGGCGTTTTTTGAGATTCTTCTGCCAGCTCTTCATCTGCTTCTACTATTGGTGTAGACGATATGCTGTCTTTGGGAATATTATTGTTGGTCTGACAACCCATTAACAGAAACACCGCCCATATTGCTATTAGGTGTTTCATTTTGTTCTCTCCATATGGTAGCGGTTTCTACCAATGAATCGAGGTAATCATACTTCTCTTTTACAAACTCTTGTACAGTGCCGTCTTCGGTTACACATAGAATAACAATTTGTTCTATCTCTGTACCAGTTCTTTCTTCATACATCTCTGCATAAGCCGAACATTGAATGTAGTAGTTTTCATTCCATTCATCATTGCGTTCTTTGGTTGAAGTCTTGAAGTCTATAATCGACAGCACTCCATTGTACTCTGCGATACAGTCAACCCTTCCTGCTACCTTGTATTTATCAGAATAGAGGCCTGCTTCTTGTGCATGTATGTTATCTATATTCTGAATAACGGTTTTTAATTGACCAAACAAACAAAAAGGCAGGAAATCCTTCTTATGCTTCTCCCAATCTTTGGGAAAATTAGATTCCATATTGTTTAGATAGTCCTCACACATGTGATGTACCTTAGTACCACGAGCGGCTGCTTTACCAGCAATGTAGTTAGCAGTCTTTTCGCCCACACGTTTACGCCATTGATCAAGTCCAGACTTATTACGAACTTGTAAAATGGTTGTGATTGATGGGTACTTGTTACCCTCTGGTGTCTCATAAAGGCGTACACCGTCTGTTGTTGTTGCACTTATAGGAGGCAACTCCACGTTTAAATGGTTGAACATTATTTATTAATCTCTTTATGGTTGTAAAATATAGAGTTTCGTTTAGCAATCTCTTCTGCTGTTACACGCTTCTCTACGGCATGATCTGTTACGAGTTTATGGATGCCACCCCATTCTTCATTACGCTGGGCATCAATTGCATCATAATCCCAAACTTTCTCACTGACACGATGTGTTACATTTTCACTCATACGTTCCTCATTCTATCCACTAGTCGATCTGCTCGATTAGTTACTTGTTTATACCAACCGCTATCTACCATCTCATCAGCAGCTGCGTTCCAATCTTGGGCATCTACACCACGTTTCATACCCTTAAATTTGGATAAGCGAGGACGCCCCATATTGAACATCATATTTGCCACTATTTGTTTAACTTCTTCTGGCAAATCTTCAAAGTCTTCGTAAAGGATGTTGCAGTCAGACAAGACACTTTCGCAATCCGATCTGAAGGCCTCATTAACTCTATCTTCTGAAACCCCCGTACCTGTTGGGAGTCCATGTTCCATGTCGGATTCCAATACGAGATGGCCAACACCAAAAGTAGCGTACCCAAGATGATCATTATAAATTTCATATTTAACGCCCTCGTCAATTTCTAGTTGCTTTTGTAACTTTTCTAAGTCCATTATTCCATCCCTATTCCTAGTTTGGTTTTGTTGATAAGATAACTACGAACAAAACCCGAGCGTACAATGTCTCCAATTGTAAACTCAGTACAGTTAAACTCTTCCATCTCTTCAAGGATACGTAAGAAGTCATGTAGACCATTACGTTCATTGGTACGCTGTAGATCAGTCTGATCGAAGTCACCACAGAAAACAATTTTAGAATCTTTACCTACACGGGTAATGATTGTGTCTAGCTCATGAAAGTTCATATTCTGACATTCATCCACTATAATGATTGCATTATCAAATGTCAACCCCCTTAGAAAAGAAGTTGATAGGAAGTAGAGAGAACCCTGTCCCTTGAGGCGATCATATAGATTATTAAATGCCTGTTCGTTAGGTTGCTCAAACATGAACTGTACCATATTTTGATACGGTACTTGATACAGGGCGGCCTTGTCCTCTTCATCGCCAGGCAAGAAACCAATCTCACGTGTGGGAATAAGAGATCGAACCAAGATCACCTTGTCTTGAGGTGTCTTTAGATCAAGCACATCATTCAATGCCAAGTACAACGGAGCAAATGTTTTACCCGTACCAGCACACCCAAAAAGGAATTGATTCAAACCTTTCTTCCAAGTCTTAAATACTGTACCTTGGGATTCTGTTAAAGGTTTAATGGGTAGCAGACTACCAATTTGAATTTCTTTATTCTTTTTAGATGCCATTATGTAATTCCTTTTTTCTTTTTCATTTTGTCTAGAGCTGATCGTAGTTTAATATTTTTATGTGTCTCAGTGCTACCGCCAAATTTGTCTGCTAATGGACTGCCTGGATGAGCGGCACTGATACGTTGCATGTTCTCTTGAAACCCTCCATCAGTCTTAGGGCCAACGCCCATCATATGATCTCCAACCAGAGCTACAGGTTTTATGACCTGTCTTATATTGGGGTTTGCAGCGAGGTAAATTTCTTTCTCAGACATGGAAATGAAGTCATCCCACTCTTCTCCATCTTTGATGGAATCGTCAATAAATGTATAGGTAGGCAACTTAATCTCCAAATTTTAATTCTAATTGTCTAGAATCGCCGCCCATTGTACGGACTTTGTATTCTAGATCGTGTACCCTGTCACTAAGTTCTTTGGTACGTTTCAAAACATTATAATACGATTCTGTAAGGTTTGCCATATCAGTCATGTTCGGCGTCATTGGTTCTTCACCACGTTCTTTTCTATCTTCACGCAATCTTCTTCCCATGTAATCCCAATAGGATTCTCTTGCTGTCTTCATTAAACCACTCCGGCTGTCTGCGTCTTTTCCATTGTGCGAACCCAGATTTCTCTACTATATAGTAAGTTTGATAAGCTAGAACTGCGTCATCTCCCTTACAATTATCAGGCATACATTGGGGCGGATCACGATAGTCTCCGACAGGGATGTTATCTGGACAGTTAGAGAGAGCAAATTCTAGACGCTCAGTGGCATGATGTTTATCATAGCGATACGTATACTCTTGCATGAGTCCTATCATATGGGAGTACACCCAATCATAGTGTTTATCAGATTCACGAACCCAGATATTGGTAGGGTGATTTTTATGAGTCAACTTATACATTCCTGCTAAGTCGGCGTAATCATCACCGTCTAGAACACGATGAGCTGTGGAGAGCAACTGAGCGCTCTCCAAGATCATCTTAACCACATGTTTGTTACAACTCATTTGTGCAGCTATAACAGGGTCACGATTTAAATAAAATACGTTCAAAAAATGGAACCAATTAAATATAATGCTGTATTGGCAACGATAATGCCGCCAAAAATTGCTAAACCTAAAACCATAAAATACTCCTATTCGTTATGATGTTCTTAATATACCACAGAAACTATAATATGTCAAGTCACTATGGGTTACTTTTTTTCTTAGGTACGTCAAATACAAAAGAAATTCTATCAACATCCCCTACATTAAGGGCACGATGATGCTTCTTATTATCAAACCAAAAGAATGTGCCTGGTTCAATAGTATGAAGTTCTGCTGTTTCAACATTAGGTTCATCTCCAACCCAATACTGATACGTTCCTTGTAGAGACAAGTGGTATCTGTCTCTAGTTAGATAGTAAGTCCCGTCATCTATATGCCAACCTACTTGATCTCCTGGCGCCAATTTAAAAAAGGCAGCCCTAGAGTGTTGTTGACACTTATGTCGTTTAAGAAACTTTCTTATCTTTTTATATTTTGCCCTCAACGGAGTGTCCTGTTGTAACTCCGTATTTTTGGGATCGTCGCCTGCTGCACGAATCACTGCCATCGTTAATGGTAGAAATCCATACGGTTTCAAGTCTCCAGAAGCACCCTTGATGTTACCAGCGACATCCCAATCTTGAGGATTATCTAATACTTCTTGTAAGATGTTTTTGACATCCAAATTCTCTTCTATGAATCTGAAATGGCTCATGCGAGCATGCTCGCTGAAATCGTTCAACGATTATCCCCACTGCCACCTATCTTACCACGGTCTTTACGTGATTGAAGTTTATCTACATTCGCCTGTGCAACCTCTTCTAGAGTTACCCCTAGATCATCTGCAAGAGCAGAGATATACCAAAGCACATCACCTAGTTCAAGTCCTACTCCAACTAGTGTTCTGCCATCTCTCATATGTTTCTTAATCTTTTCTGCGACTTCGCCTGCTTCTCCACACAAACCTAGTGTTGGATATACTACTTTACAGTCTTCTGGATAGACTGCCGTTGATCTAGCGAATTCTTGATACTCATCAAATGTCATTTGGTTTCCCACCTATAAAATATGTGATCCTGTATTTCTACAGTCTTCACCTTCGTTTTTGCCCAGCCGGGCGTTACATAATCAGCATGGTAAAATAAAGCACCATCTGTTATATCAACTAAGGTATAGTCTTTATCAACTATTCCCTGTGATATTGCTAGCAACCTCTGATACGTTACCTTGTCTTTAGGTACATCAGATTTGCCGTCACACCACCAGCTGAACTGGCAGCGATTCTTAATAGGAAAAAATTTGGCATCATTAGGATTCTTGGTTTGTCTAGTTTTCCAACTTTCCCTAACAGGGCCTTGTTTCACAACCTCACATATTGTGGAAGGAAACCTCTTATCCTTAACTCTATTTAGAACGACAAAAGAAACCGCCAGTACGCCAGCAACTCCTTGTCCTCTAGCCTCATGATACATATTCATAGCAAGACATTGTGCCGACTTCACGTTAGACATGTCTGCCTGAACTGGTGTTATAAACAGCAGTCCAGCGATTAGCGCTCCTATATCCATTTACATCTCCTTGATGGTTTTGTTGTAGTATTCTTTGCAATACTCAAGATCAACAAATGACATGGGCTTGTAGTTTGCCATCACGTAGTTCCCAACTTCCTTGAAAGTCTCTGATCCTTCGATCAAAGCACAATCTACCAACTCTTCCATGTCCATCATAAAGTTCTTCATCTTACTCATATTTTCTCACTCTTCTTAAAGTCTGTTACCAATTTGCCCTGCATCCTATATGCCTGACGTTCCCAAGGCTGTTTGCTATATGTCGTTTTTGTATGATCGACACCTTTCCACAACCTTCTATATCCTAATTTCTTAGGATAAACCCTGTCCACCATCAGACCTTTAGCAGTCTGCATAACGTGAACAAATTCATGGCAAAGCGTCTCAATGAAGATATCTCTACCACTTTTCTTGACCTTACCATTCTTAAATTTTGTAATTCTTTTGTCTATCTCAATCGTAAATTCACGATCCGTGTCCATGCCGTAGCAAAAGCCATAAGCACCATCATCTAGACATTTTGTAAACATAATCTCAATATCTAACGTACTGAATCTTGGCATCAATTCTTTGATGCAGAATAGGGCGACCTTTTTAGCAAGGGCCCTATCCGTCTTCGTTCCACCAACTACATTAATATAGTTCATTTAAACCTCTAAGAAAAAGCAATTAAACTAAGAAGCAAGCTATTTAGGGCAAATCCAATTGCATTGGACACCATATATAACACATCTTTAGCAACAATTGCCCTAATTAAGAACAAGAACAATCCTGCCCAAATCAACAATATAAAGTTCAAAGGGGGAAGAGCACTACTCCACCCCATTAGAACAGAAATAGAAGTAGGAGCAGTCGCCCCGTGGATTAGAATCATTCCAATCCAACCACAGGCTTCACCTAATTTCTTAGTATTGATTTCTATTAAGGTAGAACCTACATCAATCACTTTATTCATTAAATCTCCTTTGAAGAGACTAGCGGTGGCACATGCCCTAGATGGTGATTCCATCTCCAGAAGTCTCTGTCTCTTGATTATACCTTATAGTAACACACTAAAAGGATAATGTCAAGCAAAATCGTACCTTGTAAGTCATTGATTTTAAAGGAAACTTGAAAAAACTTTAAAAAAGATTATCCGTTGGCTCCACCAGGCGTCTGTGGATATTTAGCCTGCTCGACTACCATGAAGTTATCATCCCAATTAAAGGCTTCCATAACTACGTTTTTGGACAATCCCTTGTATTTCTGATGCAAAACCTTATCCTTAGCAGCAACTAGAATATCTGCCTCATCTGGATGTAGATTCTCGAGCATCTGAACAAACATAGATTCTCGCTTGTTCTGAGTCAACTTACCGTTACCACCTTTAATGTAATGGTACAACTTACGGGACTCATATGCTAGATTGCCATGTTCAGTGCCTTCTGGGGCATCATTCGGTGTGAAAGGAACATCGCCAGGGGGTAGCAACCATTCGATCTTTGGATCAAATGAAGCTTTGATGATCATCCTCAGAGCATCTGAATTATGCAGCTGTAGATATTGTACCTTTTCTTTCTTACTCTTCTTCTTACTCACCTCTTCCAAGATTTCGGAATAAAGGGGGGTGTAACCATTATTTTCTCTAGCCATTTTAGAATTCTCCTATCGATTCAGTGAGGGTGCTTAGCCTCTTTTGTATAAAATAATTTAATATCTTACTTCGGTTTCCATTTGGAGCGTCCCGATATGTTTCAAGTATCTCGCTGGACAGTTCCTTTGGGGTGTAACTCAAATCAATCAACTTACGATTTCTTTGATAGTTTCGTTTAACTTCGTCATTTGGTGCCACATCTTCAAAATCATGATCTAACCACGCTTCGATCTTCTTCTTAGTCATCGGCTTCTGTCTCAATCCATCCACAAAGGTATTGTCTGGTGAAAGTACATTCGGTACTCCATCACTAGAATCTCCTTTAAAGATATGCTCTTTTATATATGTCTCTGGATTTTCGCCATCTACAAACTTCTTAGTAATAGGGCTATACTGTTTCACATTAGGAAACTTCTGTAGTTGGATGAAATCTTTATCACCAGATAGTATCATAATCTCCTCAGCATACTCAGAACATATTGTCGCAATAATGTCATCGGCCTCTGCACCATACACCTCTAAAAACTTATAAGGCATATTCGTTTTGATTTCTTCCTTAATAGTATTTAGACAATCAAAAATAGCGTCCCAATCCTTGCTATCAGAAGTTCGTCCCTTCCTACGATTATGCTTGTACTCTGGAAAGTAATCACGCCTCCAGTAATGTTTCGAATCATAACACAACACAACCTCACCAAATTCAGACAGGAAGCGAGAACGATACATCCGTAATGAATTGAGAATCATATGCCGTACTTGACCATGATCTGGTTCGTTAGTCTTGTTCATCGCCATTTGCATCATCACGGACGCAACAGAAATCTGGTTCATATCAACTAGTATCATATTATAACTGTATATGAGCGTTAAAACTCATACTCCTTCTTTCACCCGACACATGGAACGGATATACGAAATGTTTAAGCCATGATGGAAATACCAACAACTTGCCCACTTCTGGTTTAAATTTAATATTGTCACATCGAAATGTCTGGTTCTCACCAAACATAAATTCGATCAATCCATTTGCTGGATAGTGATCTTTGTTATCTTCTTTGTGCTCTTCATTCATCTTAGGTGGTAGTTTAAGATAGATCACGGCAGAGAAGTCTCCCGTGTGATGATGCCAAGGGTTATACTCGCCTGCAAATTGACTAACTACCCAACTTTGAGTCAGGTGAATATTTTTGAGCTCAGGTTTTGCATTTCCAGCAGCCCTTTTCCAATTATGATCAGTTTTGTTCTCTATTGAATTCTCTAGATAACTTAAGCACGCTTCCTTCATGATCGTCTTTGTATATTCGATCTCATCAGGCATAATAGGTATTTGTATTTCTTTACTAACTTTGCCCACAAGTTTATGTGACCAATCCCATTGAACAGATTTCTTCTCATCATTCAATACGCCGTCTGCTGAGTGATTAATAATAGAAACAAATCTATTCGGAACACACGACTCCATTATCATTGGGGAAAATGGTCTATGAAACTTCGGGGTCATCACCATCAAGCTCCCACGATACTATATCATATACTACACTAAGTCTATGTTCATTTAACTTGCTTGACAATTCATCCTTATCAGATTCCATATCTGTCAAGTCTTCCATTAGCTTAGTTAGAGGGTGGACTAGGTTTAGTTCTTTATAGACTGTTGACCTAACCGCCTCAATAAGAAATCCCATACTATGGACAAATGGTTTACCATTAACATCGAAACCATTTTCACCCATAGTGTGGATCATTCCAACAAGCAGAGATTGAGTCAGTTCATCAGCAAAGTACAAGTCTTCGCTGATCTTATCAACCTCTTCAAGATCGGGCAACTTAACTTTGCGGCCCTTCTTCCAAGGCCCCTGTATTATGTTTTTACCATCTTCGGTTTTCATCCTTCAGACTCATCCATATCTTTTTCCCATACTAGTCCCAAATCTGGGTAGAAAGTTCCAACGTCACGTTTAGGTTTCCCAATGTTTGGGCCATACCAATAGTAACCAAGTGCCACACAACGATTACGAATCTTATTCTGCTGATACTCACCATAGAACATAGAAGACCAATCACCGTGTTTGAGATAGTGTTGCATCTCTCTTATATATCCATCATGACTACCAAGGCGTGCGATAGCTCCCTTGATATTCTGTTTAACTTGAGCCCGTTCTGTAGAGGCAAGTTCCTTTTGAGTCTTGATCCAACCCTTTACCTTGTCTGGGTGTAGTTGAGCAGCATCGGGCATATCCCAAAGAGACTTGTGAATTGCATTTTTACCATAAGTAGGATCAGCAGCGACCTTCTTCTCCCTTGCAATAGCAAGTCGTTCTGAGGCAGCAATCTTCTGCTCCTCAGTCATAGGTTTACGTTTCTTCCTAGTCTTAGGTTGAACCCAATTATTATTTTCAGTAGAAACAGTGATTTTCTTTTTAGCCATTTTTCTTTATCCTTTAAAGAACATTACAAATCCATTAATAAATATCGCAACAGCAATTGCATTGATAACTATTAATGCTCGGTCATTCCAGATGATGGCGACCCATAACCATCCAAAGCAACCAATAAACTGTAGTACCATATTATAGGGGTACAGGTTATTTGTGGTTGCGATCATCCCAAGCACCAGAATACAACTAGAAATCCATTTGACATACCACGAAATTGGGTGGTGATGCCTAGATGGCGTCATTGACTTAGTTAAATTCTCATGCTCTTTCAATACTATAGTTTCCTCTTCGTACTTTTCCTTCATTAATACCCAAATTCTGACATGCGTTTCTGCAATGTCTTTTGCTGGCGTCTCTTCCCAGCGGCACGACTCTTTCGGCCTTTTTCACCTTTAGTCATAGCGTGTTCACGATCACGCAACTCGTTGAAGAGTCCATCTTCTTGGAGTTTCTTTTTCAAAATACGCAATGCTTTATCCACATTATTATTTCGAACCTCTACAGTCAATCCAGGCTTAGCGTTGGATGCTGTAAAGTTAGTATGTCGTTTGTTAATAGGTTTCACTATTCTTCCTTTTCATTTGTGAGGTTATCATCTATATAGTTCCCTCAATTCCCACGTGCCATTCTCTAGACACGCCGTTCCTTTGATCTTCTTCATCAAAGTATTTATCTTGATGTTAGTAATAAACTCTCGACAAGTTCCCAACGTCTTAATGGGCCCAGCAGTAATTGAGACATTTGTATTTGGGTTGTTATAAGTGTTTACCACACCATTTTGATTATGTGTTAGAGTGTGATTCAGTAACATAGTTCCATACATTGTATCGACCTTATCTAAAGCATCACCAACTGAATAACCAATTATCAGTCCTAATGTAGCGGCAGTCGCCATTGTTAATGGGTCTTGACCCCTAACCATATAAGCCGCACCTAAACTCATAATTCCAGCACCAGCAACCGCTTTGTTTAACAATGGTTGTTTTGGCGCCCATACTCCTCTGCCAGGCAGATAGAAATCCTTCTGCTGACATCCAGTTAATGGACTACACCCAAGAGTGGGGTTTATGCCCGAAGGCAAAAAACACCCACTAAGGGATAGTGCAAGAACAGTACTAAGAAGTAGTGTCTTCATTCACCACCTTGTTTTTCTTGATTACATTTTCAAGGTTTTCTAGTGACGTACCTTCATCTTTCTTCTCAGATGAATTGACTTCTGCATCAAGCTCTTTCCACGCTTCTGTGGAACGTAACCTAGAATATACCATCCTATCCTTACGTAACCGATTGAAGATGACTTTAGAAGCTTCCTTATCAGAATACTCTAGAAGTACAAATGCACGAAACTGAGTACCAGCCGCTGAAACATCTACCTTAACAGGATTATAACCAGCGACATCGACATTAGCGATTACATTCTTTGCAACCTTTTCGATCTCACTCATAACACGGGTGTCTACATCAGACTGACCAAACTTAGCCATCCATGATTTAGTCATCGCTTTCAACTTACCGTTGATACGATCTGCAAGAACAACCTTGCCGTTAAGTGTTGCAATATCAACTGCCAATTGCAAATCTGGGGCAGTAGCAGAACCTACAGTAAAGATAGAACCTTTCTTCTCAGGCATCTCACTATACCAAGAAGGTATGAGAGCAACAGCTGCTTCGACCTTCTGAGTCTGATAACGAATCTCTGGTGTATCTACCATCGAAACTGGGACTGTGGCGTTACAAGCGCCAAGAGTTAGAGCAACCACCGATACGGTTGCGAGTAGTTTGGCGTTCATTATTTAATCTCCTTCAATGTATTTACCAATGCATCCCTAGCGCCATCTGACTCTAGAAATTTGCTTTTTGCAATAGTACCAATTGCTGGGTAGTATGTAACTACCATGCAACCAATAATAAATGCAATAATTATTTTAATCATTTCTCCTCCGCTTTTTCAGCGGGAGAAACGAAATCCGACACAGCCTTACGCTTTTCGTAAATATCTGTCTCGAAACCTTTCATTGTGTTTCCACAACCTGCTAGTGCGAAAATGATCACGGCGGCAAAAATAGCCCACAATGTCATCTTCATATAGTCTTCACTTTTCATCACAACTTACCATCCTTATCCGTTGTTTACCAAATTCGCCCACAAGGGCATTTATGTATACTACCTTACACGATTTCTTGACCTTTGTCAAGTCACATTTAAGATTCTTTTCACTTTTCAGCGTTTCGGGTACAAATTTCCTCAAAATCGACTTCTTAGCACGATTTTCAGCATTAGTACAAGCATTTTCTTGGGAAACGTCTGGGCCGTATATATACGAGGCGTTTGCTGGATACCATTGACCACGTACTCTGCCCTCAATTGACATAGTACATTTGAATGTATCAGCAACATACTTTTCTACCTTCTTATCAACCACTCTCACAGAGTCTATTGTACCTTCATAGATCGTTTGATCATTAGTATTGAAGTCACAAGGAGTCTCTGTAGCGAGAGCAGTTGTAGAAAGTAGAGTAAGAGCTAGAACAGTCTTAGTTATTTTTTGATAAAGCATCTTTCACCGCTGTAGCACGTATTTCAGATAAGGTGACAATGTTCTTCTCGCCGTCTTTGTCCGTAACGGTAGCGAGATATCCATCTGTCTCCAACTTGTCAAGCATATTTCCAACTATATTCTCGACCACATTCTTCTTGGCTATAAAAGCGCCAGCACAATATGATCCAAATATACATCCAAAAGCTATAGCAGTGTGTAAGTAAACATCCATAATATTATTTATCTTTCTCAATTTTTGACCTTATAATAGATAATAACACAAAGATAGAGGAATGTCAAGTACCTTTTTATTTTTCTTTAAGTTCCATCATTAATGATTTGGCCTCAGCATGAAGCCCTGCACGACTAAGTTCGCCTGCTGCCCTGGCATATCCAAATGCAAGGATCAAATTGCAAGTACCTTGGTACATTTTCTTTAGTTTGTCTGTTACGATATCAAATGAATTATTATCGTAACCAAAGTAATCTCTGGTTATCATAAGTCTCTCCTGTTGTATGTGATACCTATATGTATAAGAGAGGCATGTATTCTGGACATGTCTTTATGATGTGACCGATATGTAATTATTGCATGACTACTTTCTCATATTAGCCAGTGGATTTTCTAGAGCCTTTTTGATCTGCATGTTGATCTTATCCTGTAGTGTTTTCATTGCGGCTTTGTTTCTTATTTCTAGATCGTCCATATTTGATCGTGTCTGTTCTCTACGTTTGTCAAAACGATCTGTAGCATTAGATACCATCTTACGTACTTTAGAATCATTAGTTTCTATACTCTCTCGTACTAGAGCAAAGGCATCCTTACCACGCCGTTCTACACTGTCCACCTGTTTCTCAATACGACCAATATCTTTCTTTAGATCATTCTTGATATCTCTGGTATAGTCTACGCCTTCTGTTACGCTTAGTACTACGCCATCCATCTTCTTATCTAGAACTGCAAGATTTTTACGAATCCCACTTAGGTCTGGCGCCGTATAATTGGCGATCTTCTGTTTCATATTTGCATAATCTTTATAGAATTCCAAGCCCGCATAGATACCGCCGCCCAATGTGCTTAAAGCCATCAGAACTGCTACCATCTTGCCTCCACGAAATTTTATGCCTGCTACCTCTACCTCTGCCATGTTAGTCTCCTCTTTGCCGTTCCTGTATTTTGTTTATCAGTTCAAAGGCACTCTTTATTTTTTCTTGAAGTGTCGATATAGCACCATGCATTTTCGCCAATACAATTACTAAAGTTAATATTCCAAATGCTAACGGCCATAGCGAGCTTATGGCCTGTATTGTCTCTAGTGGCATTTTTTTTACCTCCTGTATTGGCTTGCCGTCAAGGCGTCATGAGCAACGTCACTCCCTCCAAATAAAATATAAGCCGAGTAATTATTGTCTGATATTGATGTGTCTGGTATTTTTGTCTCATTAAAGAAACCAGGCGTATCTGGTATTATCTTCGAAACATTAAAAAAACTTCTAGTATTCCCCAGTACTTGCATTACTACTAGTTGTCGTACTTGGTTCGTACTATCATATTTTCCTTTATCACCCATGCGTTTCATTATCTTCTTAGCAACTTTTTGTTTAGCTGCACGTTTCTTCGCAATCTTTTGTTTCGCTGTGGGTTTCTTTACACTAGCAGATTCAGTTTGTGCTTCTTCTGGTTCATCGGCAGATGCAGCTGGGGGCCCTCTTCGTACCCCACTATCCGTTGATCCATTGTCGGCGTCTTCATTTTCTGTAGTTGCACTATTGGTTCCACCTTCCTCACTCGGCTCTGGGCCATTAGTGACGGTAGATTCAACAGGTTGTTCATTGGTAGGTTCATTAACAACTTCCATTTCTTGTTCAACTGAAGCAGTAGTTGCCACCTCGGCAATCTGTTCAACAGTTGTTGTTTGTACTGGTGCCACCATTACTGGGGCTTGCAGTTCTACAGTTTGAATTTCTGCAATCTGCATTGGTGGCATAGGTGCATTAGCTTCTACTGTACTGTTATTTATCTCCACCTCAATATTGGTTATTGGAGCAGTAAATTCTGGTAATACCATCTCTTCGATTACATCTATAATTACATCTTGAATAATAGATACTACATCAAACGTAGATGTCATTGTGGGGTTTGAGAATTGAGGGCCAAACGCATTTGATCCAAACCCAGCGTCTATGCCGAACAAAGAAAACTCACCTGTCATGAAGGAAAACTCGTTAGCAGGGATTAAGTCTTGAAAGAGAAAACTCCGAGCACCACTAAAGTCTAATTCAACTTGATGTACAAATGTATGTATTGCTGTTCCTGTTGTGTGTTGAGAATTGTATAGTGAAATTGTTAATGAAAATGTATCCTTACAATCTGGAGAGGCCTGAGTCATAGTTACACAATTAGGGACAGTAACATTACTAATATGACTTGAAACATCCACGCCAGAATCTAGCGTGAATCCCCTATTGATATTGTCTAGTGTCATGCTATTCTGTAGATTGAAAGTTGTAGAGAATTTACCACCTATTTCTTTACCGCCAGTACAAAACTCTCCTGTACTACATCCTTGACCAGTTGGCCCTATAAATGTTTTACCTTCTCTAGTGTAAGTGTTCAAGTCTGTACCGACAAGATTTCCCGTGGTAGTTTGACCCGTAACGATTTCTTGTTCTGCTTTAGAAGATTGGGGGAATACCAAAGAACATGCCAGCAACACCCACAAGGATGCCCACGCCATTGATCCAGCCAAAACTCTTCGTTTCGCTGTCTTTATTTGCATCTGCATATTCATCTAAAGTTTCTTCTTCCTCGTAATCGTCTGTTATTCCATATCCATCGCCATTCAAATCTTCGTAGTCACTCAGTCCCAGTTGTTCTCTTCCTCTATCTGAGTCTCCGTGGTCTTCTCCTTCTCCGTGTTCAGCTCTTTTTTTTTAAGTCTCTCTTCAGAGAACACTAAACTTCCAGTAGGGGTTTCGGATGGGTTTGTTTCCCATGAGGTTTTAGCCTCATCTCCTATTTGGCCATTGTAAGGGCATGGTGTGCCTGCCATCCACATAGCGTCAAAAACTCTTGCGTCTTGACACAACATGCTGACGGCAGCAACCTTCATGCCCATGCCATACATTGAGCGGCTGAGTTTTAGCCGTTCGCAATTTTCGTCTGTTATCGTAATGCCAGATGCAAACCCTAAAATCTGAGTCTGAATTGCAGCGCTGGCGGCACTCTTACAGATGTCACTGTTATTAATGACTATCGATGGTGCCGATGCTGTTGGTGGTGCCTTGTCGGTCACAACGGTTGAGACAGTATTTGTATCTGCCCCATAAGAATGATGTATGGGTAAAACGCACAATACCAAAGCAAAAACATATGCTAGGTACTTCATAATTGTAGCCTTTCCCAAGATGGTCTATCTTGCTATTTCTACAGCTATTTATATCCAGATACTTTTCTAACGACATTATCTAGGGGTGAATCTGTGACATATGTCACATATTTTTCATTAAAAGACTGTGATACGATGTTATCAAGGTCTTTAGGAGCTACGATAGGATATTTTAATTGTTTATTAAGAACTTGAAGATACTTTTCTTTGTAGATCATAAGTGTCTCCGTGGACAAGAAAGCGTCTACTTCAAGCCCATTAAGGAAGTCCACAGAATTTTGATAGTTATTTACTGGTCTAAGTCTTTCGTTCTGATACATGTTGATGGTCTTGTCTCTGGTTATCACAGCGATCTCATGTGGTAGTCCACGATCAGTCATGATCTCCTTCCATCGTTTAATGTCTGGAAATATTGTAGTACCGTTAATAGCAAATGGCGCTGATACAGATATCAAAGTATGTACATCAGGCCAATTATGTTCTTTCCATAATTCTACATCTGCCCAGAGGTGAGAGTGGGGCTCATCTTTGTGCCCCACCCAAAACTCTGAATTTGCCCAAGTCCCCAAGATTTTACTCCAGATATGATTTCCAGAACCTTGGGGGCCTATGATTAGTAGTATTTTCACGGTTGAATTTCAGTACTAATCATATCTGGTTTCTTAGAGATAAGAATTGCAAGCAGAGGCGAACCAAAGACTGCAACCATTGTACCCAAAAAGGCAGTATCACTAAACCCTAGTTTACCACTAACAAACAAAATCTCACCAGCAGTAGCACATATTAGGATTCCCCAGAACATGCCTTTCTCATTGATTAGATCGGGTTTAAGAAATGATAACATAGAAGGCAACCAAACACTAGCACGTAGTACTGCAAAGAATAGAAATAGATGCATTAACTCTATGCCAGGGATATGAGAGATACCCAACGCAACGGCGGCGAGAAGTAACATTCCCCATCGTGCCCATTTGATTTCTGAGTCTGGCATATTCCAGCTATTGTACCTAAACTTATTATAGATATCGTGTCCTGTCATGTTAGCGACAGAAGCAAACTGAGAATCTAGAATTGCAACCAAACCAGCGAAGACCATAAACATAAAGAATATAGACGCACCCATAGGTAGGAACTCTGCAATAACGATGGCATTAGTTACACCCACGTTATCAATCTGCATACCAGAACCAGCGGCAACAAAACCTAGAAGTCCCATCATGATAGGTATCACAATAAACACAAATGATGCAATCACGAATGATGGAATAATAGATTTCTTTTTGATACTAAATGCACGTTGGTAGAATGAGTTGTCGCCCCAAGGGCCACCCATATGTCCAAGAAATGCAGCTGCACCAAAACCTAAGAATACTGATACCCAACTTGGATTCTTTATTCCGTCCATTCCAGCAACAACAGTATCCCAACCACCAGCATTGATGATCACCCACGGTACTAGAACAACAGCACCTGTCCACACTACGATGATCTTAATCACCTCAGTAATAACGGTTGCTTTCAGTCCAGCCCTAAATGAATAGAGTATAGCAACTAGAACCATGAGTAGACTAGTCCACCCAGCGTCTAGACCTGTAAGTACTTCTACAGTCTTAGAACCAGCAATCAGATTGATTGCAAAAGCACAGACAGCAAGGATCATCATCTCTACGAGAAATAGGTTCTGTACTCGACCAGAGAACTTTTCTTTTAGATAACCAGAGAATGTGAATCCATTAGGTTCCTTATCTCTTAGGTTTCTTGCGAACCAAGCAAAAGCGCCTAGCGTTAAGAAATTACCTAGACAGAACCAGAACAGTCCAGCAAGGCCATTTACATATGCCTGTTGGGCAGAGATAAACAATCCTGGCGCCCACAACCAAGCGGCAGAAATACTTAAACTGCCTTGAAACGTACCAAGTTCCCGTTTAGCAACTAGAAACCCTTCTTTATTATTATTGTAACCCCTAGCATACCAATACGTCATTGCAAATGCAAACAACCCATATACTGCTAGTACTATTAGTCCACTACTTGAGTCCATGATCTTTTCTCCTATAATCAAATTTAATGCGTAAACTATTATCAAGAGGGTTACGCCATTCTCTCCAATTCCAGACTTCCAATTTATATATGTCTGCAAAATGTTGAGCCAATCCATGATTCCACCTATCAAACCAGATGACATCAGAGTTCCTTAGATCAGGCGCCTGGTCTTCTTTTCTGGATGGA